TCGTTTCAAGTTCACGATGAACTAATCGTCTGCGTCCCTGACGGAGATGTGACTGACGCACGGCAACTTGTTGAGAGAAAGATGTCAACCGCACCTGTCTGGGCTAGAGACTTGCCAGTGGCTTGTGAGTCTGGAGTCGGTGCTAATTACGGAGAAGCGAAGTGACAACACTTACAGAAATAAAATCTATCGTAAACGATAAACATAAAAAAGAATTGTTGGAAGGTCTCAAGGAGGTCAAGAAACAAATAGAAGAAGCTGACACGGCAGAGAGTATGGTGCTTATGGTCAAGCTGAATGGCAACTATGTGAGATTTTCAACATCAATAGGCAACACTATGGATTTAGTTGCCCAGTTAGAGCTACTTAAGTTCGATGTAATTAAACGTATGAAAAAGGAGGACTAAATGAATATATGTTTTGTACTAACATCTGACTCGGTGAATGTGGATAAGCCACCGATGGTAACAGTATTCTGTGCTTGGCACGAATGTTGTTCACATGTTGCTCGTTGGTTTCCAGAGGTAAAAGACTTAGACGTATTCGATGATGTTATAACATGCGAAGGTCTAACTTACTCTAATGATACCATGACAGTAAACATTAAAGCAGGACAGTTGAGAGGTAAGCATGGGTAAAGTTAAAGCACTGATGATGGAGGCTGAAGACATGCTAGTAGATTGCCTTACTAACAAAGGCATGACCAATATGCAAGCCTTGGAACATATAATGAAGAACCTTGGACACATGGCTTATGACCATGCTCAAGATGTTCTGAAGAAATGGAACGATAAAGATGTTGACGGTGAACTTACAGTAAAGTAAAGTTACTGTATGACAGAACTATCGCATTCATATTCCTCACTGAAGATGTATGAGAACTGTCCGAAGCGTTACTACCACCAGAGAATTACCAAAGAGGTAACCGACAGTGGTAGTGACGCTACTCGGTACGGTGAACGTGTTCACAGGGCGCTTGAAGAACGACTGACAAATGACAACAAGTTGTCAGACGAAACTATACAGTACGAAAAACTGTGTAGCACCATTGCCAAGATGAAAACTCACCCAGAGTTTGATCAGTTATTGTTAGAGAAACGTATGACTGTAACTGATAAGTATACACCAACAGATTGGTGGTCAGATAACGCTTGGCTACGATCCATACTAGACGTACTAGTCTTGTTCAAAGACAAAGCTATAGTCATGGATTGGAAGACTGGCAAACGGAGACCAGACTTTACACAGTTGGAGATGTTTGCATTACAAGTCTTTTCACACTTCCCCCATATAAATAGAGTAACGACATCTTTCGTATGGCTGAAAGATATGAAGCAAGATAAACGTTCTTACTGTCGTGAGTTATCTTTTGAAATGCAGATGGATTTGAACGGCAGGATAGATAGAATACACCAGTCTCTACAGAATAATGACTTTCCTGCAAAGCCAAGTGGACTATGCCGTTGGTGTCCTTGTTATGAGTGGTGTGAATATGCCTCTTGACACTGTTGTAAGGTTATGGTATGGCTACTACACCTGAAGGTCGTGTAAAGAATAGACTGAAGGCTATGCTCAAGAAGCACAGTGTGTGGTTTTATATGCCACAAGCAGGTGCTTTCGGTAGAGCAGGTATCCCTGACTTTGTACTTATCGTGGAGGGTAGGTTCATAGGAGTCGAGTGTAAGGCAGGTAGGCAGAAGAGACCTACTCAGTTACAACGTATAGCTATGGAAGGGATAGAGGAAGCAGGAGGTAAATGTTTTGTTGTGTATGATTATGACACACAAGATGAATTGGAAAGGTGGATATTAGATGCTCGTAATACCAAAGGTGCAGGGTCTCGCACTTAAACTAAACAACCCGCAGATTGTTTTGAATAGTATAC